AATTCTTCAGAGGATAGATACCATCACTTTAGAGAGAAACGCTGTTAGAGTCAAGATAAAGCGCATTCACGACACGATACAGATAGAAGCTGAGTGTCTGCCAGACACGATCAAGATTCAGAAGGTGGTTAATGTACCTCAAGTAGTCTACGAAGAAAAAAAAATTAAGAGGAAACATATCTACCTCTTGATTATGTCATTTATTCTTTATACCTTCGCTTTAGTTAAAGTACTTAAGTAATATATATATATTATACTTACTAAGTAATTAAGTACTCCGTAGGAGTACAATACTTATAACTATTATGAAGAAGTGTATTAAGTGTAATATAGAGAAGGAGAAAACTGAATTCTACAAGAATGAAGGGTACTCCGATGGAGTACTTCCTAGATGTAAGGAATGTCATCGTAAGCACTCTAACAAGAAATCAGGATCTTACCGAGAACACTATCGTAAGATAGAGACAGGAGAGATAGAAGATGACTACTCTAACCACTTACTCTCACACTTCGGGTTCTACGATGAGAACAAGTTAAGAAGCTGGGTACGAGTCAATGAGTATTGAACAAGCACAGAAGCTGTGTGGTATGCTTATGGAAGATGGCTACCATTGCTGGATAGTAGAAGGCTATCACATCAACCTATTATTGGATAATCAACTATACACCATTAAGACCTATGAAGAATCCTCAGATAGATAATATCCTAAGACAGATGGCTAGTATCTACACGAACATCGGTATCGATAGTACCGAGAAAGAGAAGCAAGAGGCGAAGCAGAAAGAGCTGCAACTCATAGGTGAGATAGCTAAGATAGATCCAGAGATGGGTTTGAGATTGATGGGTAATGATTTCTGATTACACCAAGATAGTCATAGAGCTGGGTAAGATACCAAGCCTCAACAAGTTCTACTCCTCCCCTCATTGGACATTCAGGAGCAAGGAAAAGACTAAGTGGAAGAAGATAGTAGCTGACCAGCTAGACTACGATTTCCAATTCGAGAGCTGTACCATCACAGCCAGAGTAAATTACCGCTACGATCTAGACAACTGCATTATGGCTATCAAGTTCACGCAGGATGCGTTGGTAGATGCAGGTATGGTTGTCGATGACAACAAGCGATTCGTTAAGCAGGTGTCGATAGAACCAGCACCTGACCTCCCCAAGAACTCTAGCCACATCATCATAGAGGGAAAAATAATTCACAAATAATTTTGCATAAGTAAAATCTTCTGTATAGTTTAGCTCTAAATTCTTAGAGAGATGAATACAGAAAACATTTACCAAGTCCTAGATGACTTAGAAACCTTCGCAGACCAGATCGGTAGCGAATGGATGAAGGAGCGTGTAGCAATGCTAGAGGCTCAAGTAGCAAACCTAGAAACTTTAAACAATCAATAATTTATGAAAGCAAAAGTAGTATCGGTGTCTCCGAAGGGAGACTACCAACTGAGAGATGGAAAGACCTTGTACAAGTTCTTTGTGTCTATGGACAATGGAGACTCTGGGGAATACTCCTCAGTAAAGGCAGAACAAGATAAGTTCTTGGTAGGTCAAGAGGTAGAGTACGAGTTGAGCAGTACGCAGTACGGCAACAAGATTAAGCCTGTGTACTCGCAAGGCGGTGGTTACTCAGGAGGCGGTTACACGCCTAAGTATTCAGCAGGTGGCGATGATAAGCAGAAGATGATCGTAAAGCAGAGCTGTCTCAAAGCAGCAGTTGATCTACTAAAAGACAAGGGTGCTAAGAGTACCGATGTGCTTAAGATAGCAGACAGCTTTGTGGAGTGGGTTCTAGAGGCTGACAAGCAGGAGGACACTACCTACGAGACACACTTCTCATCAAGAGAGGAAAAGATAGCGACAGCTCAGGCTATCGTAAACGGACAAGCGACAGATGATTTACCATTCTAGTTGATTGATTGTGTGTTAGGCAAGGAGGGGTAGAAATATCTCTCCTTTTTTTTGTCTTTATCGTAGGATATTAAAAATACATTGTTAATTTAGAGGTATGATTCACCAACACATTATTCAATCCAACAAAACCCTAAGCTATCTAGAGAGAGCGAGAGAGGGTAAGATCGCAGAGGCATCAAGATTTGGAGTACCAGAGATAGATGAATACCTGCGTTTTAAGAAGGGAAACTTCATTGTAGTAACAGGACACGCCAATGTCGGAAAGACCCACACGATGACCTACCTACAACTGCTACACACCTTAGAGAACGGCACACGCTGGTTGATATACTCCTCCGAGAACGAGGTACAATCATTACAGCGTAAGCTCATCGAGTTCCTAGCAGGTAAGCCTATCAATATGATTGATGAGCAGACCTTCTGGAGACATCACGGATTTGTACAGGCACATTGGGCGTTCCTAGATTCTGAGCTTATCGTAGATGCCTTTGAGCTTTTAAACATCGCTAAAGAGGTATATGATGCGTGGGAGTTCGAGGGCTTCTTGATAGATCCCTACAACTCGCTGACTATCGACAAGGAATACCTCAAGGGCGTAAGCACCCACGAGTACCACTACGAGGTAACGAGCCACATAAGAAAGTTCTGCAAGGAGTACGGAGTAACGACTATCGTAAACACGCACCCAGCTACTCAAGCCTTAAGACAGCTGTATAAAGGAAGCCATCCAATGGCTGGGCATACTATGCCTCCTATGGCTAGTGATGTTGAAGGAGGGGGTAAGTTCGTGAACCGCAGCGATGAATTCTTTGTCATCCACAGGGCGATTTCTCATAGTACAGACTGGATCTACACAGACATACACATCCGCAAGGTTAAGGAGCTAGAGTCTGGAGGTAGACCTACCCCACTAGAAGAACCGATTAGGCTGAGGTCTAAGCAGGGAAATTGTGGTTTTGAAATAAGAGGCGTAGATTTGATAACTAAAGAAAGAGTAATAGATGGATCTCCATTTTGAGGGTAATAGGCTATACTACCTAGAGAAAGAAGCCGAGCTGTACAAGTGCCTGACCTACCTCAGCCAAGAGCTAGGCAACCAAGAGCCGATGACTCAAGAGCAACTATGGGAGGTGTTCAACATCTGCTCTGATACGGCAGCAGTCTACCGCCATATCACCGACTACTTCAGTACACTAGACAGGCTTATCCTAGATGCTCGTATAGAGAACGGAAAGATGAAGCAGGAGGTGTATGACCTCCGTAAGGAAAATATGAAACTACAAAAAGCCCTAGAGGGGTGTATGGATGGACTTTAAAAGGAAGATGCTGAATGGTCAGCGGTTCGAGATCAATGGTATGGAGTTCATCTGCCTAGAGACTTGCATCGCATTACAGACTAGAGTAGATGGTGAAGAACCAGATATAGAAGTAGGAGGCAGCTACTACATAGTAAGAAACACCTCAACAGGAGGTCTACACAAGATCCCCTTCAAACGAATAATAGAAAAAGAGAAAGACATCAAATGGAAGATTTAAGCCCTGTACTAAGTGAATACTACGAGACTATCGGAGTAATACCTAACAACACACGCCAAGAAGATCAGGTGTTCGCACGATCAGCGATGATGGTTGTGATGCGAGACTATATGACCTTGATGCAGATAGGCAGGATATTTGATAGAAACCACGCAAGTGTTCTACACGCTATACGCAATCACGAGGATAATTACAACTGGTCAAAGATGTATCAGTTCTTCTACGCTACGGCTAAGGAGGTATGGAACAGCAACCCTACGAAAGACATCCAGAGCCGTAACAAACTAGTAGCCACGCTTACTAGACATAAGATGAGAATACAGGAGCTGGAAGCGGAGGTTGATAAGTTGAAAAATAATAACAAAGAATTGTTTGAAAATTGTCGTATATTACAGAAGGAAAATAAAAACCTAAGCCAGTATGCAGATCGAGTTTAGTCCACTTACAGGAGTTATGGTAGGTATCAACTACGCCTACTACGAAGCGACAGATGAGTTCGATGGACTTCACCTAGTACAAATCGGCATAGGTTTGATTATGGTACAGGTGTCGTGGCTAACATAGAAAACTTTTACAGAGAGAACTTCAAGAGACTTACAGGATTCATCAAGGAATACACCGATGGATCTTATGAGGTAGCATCTGACATAGTGCAGATGGTGTTTCTGCGGCTACTAGAATTAGAACAAGAAGGGAGATCCAACTTTTACGAGGGGGACTCCCTTAACTTTTTCTATGTGTATAGGTCTTGCATCAACACAGCACTCAAGTACCAGCGCACGAAGAAGCGCATCAACAAGGTAAGCCTTGAGGATTTAACCCACGATACCATTCCAGATGAGGACTACCCAGAGTACAAGGTGGCTATGGAGAAGCTCCTCGACATAATGGAGCAGGAGATGGAGGACTTCCATTGGTACGATGCTAAGGTTATGCGTATCTATATGCAGGGTACATCTATGAACAAGCTACACAGAGAATCAGATATAGGTCTAACTTCAATAAAGAACACTATCAAAAATGGCAAAGCAAGGATCTACGAAAAAGTCAAAGAGGATTGGGAAGATTTTTCAAATGGCGATTATGATATAATATGAAAGGATATGTAGTATATATTCATACAAGACAAGACAACAGAAAGGTTTTCTATGTGGGAATTGGATCTACAAGGGGTAGAGCATATGATGAGCATAGTAGAAGTTCTGATTGGAAGAATGTTTTGAAAGAAACTTTTTTTGATGTTTCAATTGTTGCTGAGGGGTTATCAAAACAGGAAGCAGAACTAATGGAAGAGAGGTTAATTGAAGCAATAGGTCTTGATCAATTAAAAAACAAAACCGCAGGAGGATCTGGAGCATTAGGATATAATCATACTGATGAGACTAAAAAACTCCTTAGTGAATATCAAAAAGGCAGGAAAAAATCTAAGGAAGAGATTCAGAAATCTGTTAAATCAAGAGTTGAGGCTTATTCCAGACTAGTCATTCATAGAGAGACTAAGGAAATAATTAGAGGATTAAAGTTTGCCTGTGACAAATACGATATACCATATAGGGCAGAACATCAGAGATTAAGAAGAGAATCATTTAACAGAACATTTGATTATTATGAAGGAGACTACGACAAAATCTAAGGGGCTAGGAGATACCATTGAGAAGATCACCACAGCAACAGGTATCAAGGCAGCTGTTAAGGCAGTAGTAGGAGACGATTGCGGCTGTGATGAGCGCAAGGAGAAGTTGAACAGATTGTTCCCTTACAAGCGTGAGCCAGAGTGCTTGACTGATGATGAGCGCACCTACCTAGCAGGAGGTGTTCTACAAAAGAGGGTTATCGCCTATGAGGACAGGGAGCGCATAGCGACTATCCACGCTAGAGTCTTTAACCACAAGTTTGATGTGCCGTGTACTTGCAATCCTAAGATCTGGATGCAATGGATGAGAGAACTGCAAGAGCTACTAGATGCAACTGCATAACTACTTAAAGGACAAAAGGAAGCTAACGAAAGCTCGTACAAAGGTATGTGTTGAGGTAGGTAAGACTGGGGAGGCTCTGTTCAAGGAGATCACAGGCGCACTAAAATCCAACCTTGAAGATGACAAGAAGCACATCGACTTCTACTGGGGAGAGAAGCTGGTAGATGTTAAGGGCTTGAAGAAGATGCACCTCTCAGGATATATCCTCCTAGAATTTATCAATGTGTGGGGAGGCAACGGCTGGTGTAGCCGTAAGAGCAAGGCAGAGTATATCGCCTTCCAGTTCCCTGATGCGTTCTATGTATTTAGAAAGAAGCACTTGAGGGTACGAGCCATAGAACTATGTGAGCCATTCAATAAGGAGAAGGTAGAGCGTAGAAACTATATCCCCTACGAGGAAGCCCTACATAAGTGGGTGGGTAGATGGAACGCTCAGGATGTGTTCACCTACCTGAAGTTTGAAGATGTTGAAGATTTAATTTTTGAAGTATTGCCCTATGCCACTACCGAAGAAGAAACCGAACGAGGAGAAAAATGAGTTCCTAACTAGGTGTGTACACGATCACACTATGGTTAAGGAGTACCCCAACCCAATGCAGCGTGTAGCCGTGTGCATTAAACAATGGGAGAAAAAATAGTTGTTAAAAGTTTTTTGTGTATATTGCATCAACAATCTTAAAAAGAGAGAGATGAAAAAGTACACTAAACTTCAGGAGGCTACCTACTATGCGACCATAGGTATCGTAGCTATGACATTCACTTTTGCCGTTCTTGCCGTTGGTAAGCTGTTGGCTATCCTATTAAACACTTCATTATGATAATGCTAGATGGAGCTGACTACGATCAGCAATGGCTTATAGACAAAGCGAGAGATGATGACTTCTACTACGGAGCATTGAATAAGATAGCCCTATCCTCTAGTAGTCTAAAGATGCTACTGGATAGTCCTAAGACTTTCTACAATGTGCAGACCTATGGCTCTAACGAGTCTAGTCCAGCGTTACTACAAGGGCGTATCATCCATACGATGATCCTAGAGCCTGAGAGATTCGATGATATCTTCGAGGTGGTAGATGTGGCTTCTAAGAACACCAAAGCATACAAGGAAGCCCAAGCATCATCGAGCAAGACTTGTATCACTAGAAAGGATCTAGAGCAGGGAGAGCGTATAGTAGATGCGTTCCAAAGGAACGAACACGCAAAGCACTTCTTGAAGCAGAGCCAAACAGAGAAGCCTATGGTAGATATGCTAGGGGGCTTTCCCTTTAGAGCAAAGGCAGACATCTGGAACGACAGCTTCCTAGCTGACATCAAGACCACGACAGACCTCAAGGCATTCAGATACTCTGCGGATAAATACGGATATGATATGCAATGTTACCTGTACTGCAACCTCTTTCAGAGGTCGTACAAGGATTGGTACTTCATAGTCCTAGACAAAGCATCCTGCGACATAGGTATCTACGATGTGAGTGAGGAGTTCTACAAGAGAGGAGAGGCGAAGTTTAACAGAGCCATCAAAGTCTATAAGGACTTCTTCGTAATAGGTGAGGACTTGGACTCATATATCATTAGAGACACGCTATGAGAAAGATACTAGTAGCCTGTGAGGAATCACAAGCAATCACAAAGGCATTTAGAAAGTTAGGATTTGAAGCATATAGTTGTGATTTACTTCCTTGCTCTGGAGGTCATCTAGACTGGCATATACAAGGCGATGCAATAGCAGAGGCATATAGCGGCAAGTACGATATGATGATAGCCCATCCACCTTGTACCTACTTAGCAGTAAGCGGTGCTAGATGGTTATACAATAAGGATGGCTCTAGAAACGAAGAAAGATACAAGAACCAAGCAGAGGCTCTAGACTTCGTTCAGCAGTTGATGGATGCGCCTATTAAACATATAGCGATAGAAAACCCTATCAGCGTTATATCATCGCACATTAGAAAGCCAAATCAAATCGTACATCCTTATATGTTTGGAGACAAGGCAAGTAAGTCTACTTGTTTATGGCTCAAGAATCTACCCAAGCTAGAACCTACTAACATCGTAGATAAGGGAGAGTTTGTTGAATGGATAGGTAAGAACGGCAAGACTAAGCGTCAAGCGAAGTGGTATTTAGATGCTTTAGCAAAAGCAAAGACTCCAGAGGAAAGAAGAACATTAAGAAGTAAAACCTTTCAAGGAATGGCTGATGCTATTGCTGACCAATGGAGTAGGGTATTATGAAGAAGCACACCAAGATCTATATGAAGCACTTTAACTATGTGCTAGATGACTTTATCCCTTGTGAGGTTTGTGGAGCAAGAGCCGTAGACATACACCACATAGAGAACAGAGGATCAGGAGGTGCTAAAGACAAAGACAGAATAGAGAACCTTATGGCGGTATGCCGCCCTTGTCATCTAGTATATGGCGATGTACCTCATAGAGTTCAATGGTTGAAAGACATACACAATAAATTACTATGAAAGAGATGAGCCAATTCCTACGCATAGCAAATGCGAGGTTAAGAAAGATCTACCCTAACAAGCAACAGAGAAGGGCTTGGGCTGCTAAGATGTACGCCAGATGGGTAGAGAGATGTACCAAAGTGGTACACAAAGTAAGGTCATAACCTTACAATGTTGTCACATAAGTAAGGTAATAGTGTGACAAAGTGTAAAATATCGTGTATTGCGATATGCAATAATGAAACCTTTAACACCAAAGAGAAATGAAAGAGTACGACAAATACACAACAAGCATAATATACTTGTGTAACCGAGACAAAGAAGATTATGGTATTGAGAATGATTAAGAGCAGTCTCCGCAAGAGACGGCACATAAAAACTACCCAAGCATACTTAGAGATGCTTATGATAGACAATGTCAACCTATCCATACAGGCAAGTAGATTCGGATGGAGTGATGACATACAGAACCAGCTAACCAACTCAGCCCTGCTCATACGCAAGTACCAGAGGAGACTGAGACTAATAAGAATGTAATGGGACGAGCAACTGAGATACTGGCTCTAGCCAATATGACAAGCAAGGACAGAAAGAAGTATGCCTATGGCGCAAATGCTGAGGTGTACTTCTCTCGTATTGAAATCACCACAGAACTACTTAAAAAAGTAAAGCCAAAGAAATGAGCAAGAGCGAACAGATCCTAGTCAATAGGAAGAACCTAGAGATGTTTCTACACATCCTAACCCAAGTCCACCTACGAGGTCAGCTATCAGCAGATGAACAAGCATTCCTCTCTAAATTTGTAGACCTACCTGATGCACCTAGACAGCCCAACAGAGCGCAGCGTAGGTTGAACCAGAAGGTGATAAACGACATCATCAGAGAGGAGCGTAAACGCAATCTAAACAAATAGGGTTTTATAATTATGCAAAGAGTAAACATTCAAGAGGTTAGGCTAAACGAGGAGAATCCTCGATACATCAAAGACCACAAGTTCGAGAAGCTCGTTAAGAGCATCAAGGAATTTCCACAGATGCTAGACCTACGACCTATCGTAGTGAATCAGGATATGATTGTCTTAGGAGGCAATATGAGACTACGAGCTTGTAGAGAGGCAGGGCTAACGGAAGTGCCTATCATCTACGCTGACAACTTAACGGAAGAACAGCAGAAGGAGTTTGTCATCAAAGACAACTCTAGCTTCGGTGAATGGGATTGGGATATACTAGCTAATGAATGGGATACTGAGCAGCTTATCGACTGGGGTATGGATATACCTGATGACTGGGCAGTAGATGAGGTACTAGAAGCGGAGGAGGATAACTACGAAGCAGCAGATGACATACAAACCGACATCGTACTAGGAGACCTAATAGAGATAGGAGAGCATAGATTGCTCTGTGGAGACTCTACGGATAGTGATCAGGTGGCTAAGTTGATGAATGGAGAGAAGGCTGATATGGTATTCACAGATCCTCCTTATGGAATAGACTACAATGATGATAGATGGAATGAGATACAAAAAAAACACACAGGCGGCAAAAGTAAAAAATTTGGAAAGATAATAGGGGATGCGGAAGATTTTAACCCATCATTTTTACTATCGTATTTTTCTTATTGTAAAGAGATTTTTGTATGGGGTATGCAATACTACCCACAACATCTTGGTCGGGGAGGATGTATAGTTTGGAATAGAAAAACAGAATCTCAAAAAGATGTGCCTTATGTTGACTTTGAACTTTGTTGGAGTAAACAAGAAAGAAACAAAATGGCTTGGATTACTTGGGGTGGATTTAAAAATAAAGAAAAAGATGGTGAACGAGTTCACCCAACACAAAAGCCAATAGAGTTAGCATCTTGGTTTTTCAATAATTGGGGCAAGCAAAATGATTTAGTTGCCGACCTCTTTCTCGGAAGCGGCTCTACTATGGTAGCAGCACATCAACTCAAGCGTAAGTGCTATGGTATGGAACTTGACCCTAAGTATTGTCAGGTCATCATTGACCGAATGAAGAAACTAGATTCAGCACTTGAAGTCAAGATAAACGGAGAACCATATGGACAAAACTGAACAGCATAAAAAGGCAATGCTCGATGCTCTAGAGTCAAGTCTAGGGGTAGTTACCTCAGCTTGTAAGAGCGTGGGTATAGGAAGAACTACACACTACCTATGGATGGAGAATGACCCAGAGTATAAGAAAGCAGTAGATGACTTACAGAATGTCGCACTCGACTATGCTGAAAGCAAACTACACAGCCAGATTAAAAAGGAGAACGCTACGGCTATTATCTTCTATCTAAAGACAAAGGGCAAGAAGCGAGGCTACATAGAACGCCAAGAGATAACCCACGAGGGCATCCAGACATTCACCATTGAGGAACTAGATGGGGAAGATAGCAGTCAATAAAGTATACACACATCTCAAGAGGTCAGACAAGAAGATAGTAGTAGAGCAAGGGGGTACTCGTAGTGGTAAGACCTACAACATCATACTCTGGATTATCTTCTACTACTGCACCCACAATACAGGCAAGACTATCACGATAGCTCGTAAGACCTTCCCTGCGGTACGCAGCTCTGTGATGAGAGACTTCCTAGACATCCTCAAGCAGTACGACCTGTACCGAGAGGATAACCACAACAAGTCCAACAGCGAGTACATTCTCAACGGCAACCTTGTAGAGTTCGTGTCGCTAGACCAACCACAAAAGATTCGAGGGCGCAAGAGAGACCTAGCCTTCTTGAACGAGGCGAACGAGTTGAGCTTTGAGGACTGGCAGCAGATCGTGTTCCGTACCAACGGCAGGATCATACTTGACTACAACCCCTCCGATACCTACCATTGGATATACGACAGGGTAATACCGAGAGATGATGTAGACTTCTACCAGACTACCTACCTAGACAATCCCTTCCTAGATGCTACGATAGTAGAGGAGATAGAACGACTCAAGGAAACAGATGACCACTACTGGAGGGTGTATGGACTAGGAGAGCGAGGTACTAACAGAGCGCAGGTATTCCAATTCACAACCATACAGCAAGTGCCTAGCACAGCTAAGTTCCTCTCCTATGGTCTTGACTTCGGGTTCACCAATGATCCTAGTGCGCTGGTGCGCTGTTACCAAGAAGGGAACAACCTCTACTTTGAGGAGATGCTATACAGCACTAACTTGACTAATCAGGATCTGTCTACTAGATTCTACGACATAGGCGTAGGTAGGTACGAGGAGATATTCGCAGACTCGGCAGAGCCTAAGAGCATAGAGGAGCTACATCGTATGGGGTGGAACATCAAGCCTACTACTAAGGGAATAGATAGTGTGAACGCAGGGATAGATATGCTGAAGCGTTACAAGCTCCACATCGTAGGGGCTAACCTCATGAAGGAGATGGAGAACTATCGCTGGATGGAAGATAAAAATGGTAACTTGCTGAACAAGCCAGAGGACAAGTGGAATCACTTGATTGATGCAGCGAGATATGGAGTATATAACAAACTAAGCAAACCCAACTATGGAAGGTACGCAATCCGTTAAGATAGAGATACCAGAGGCACTAGCCGATATCTCAGTAGAGAAGTACAAGAAGTTCATAATGATGGCTACGGAGGAGAATGGAGATGAACAAGCTCTCTATCACTTCTGTGGTCTTACTCCTGACCAGCAGGAGAATATGAAGAAGAAGGACAGAGACTACATCAGAGGGAAGATAGGTGAGGTGCTGAACGAGAAACCAGCACTTGTACAGACATTCAAATACAGAGGCGTAGAATACGGCTTCCACCCCAAATTAGAGGACATCTCTATGGGAGAGTATGTAGACCTCGATGAATACCTGAAAGAGCCTTACAAGAACGCTGAGAAGGTTCTAGGGATATTGTATAGACCTATCACTAGTAAGATGTACGGAAGGTATCTCGTAGAGACCTACGATCCTGACAAGCACAATGGGCTAGGCTTTCAGGACTTGGGTGCTGACATCTTCTTAGGTTGTCTGCTTTTTTTTTATCGTTTAGAGATCAGCTTACTAATAACTTTCCTACGATCTTCGCAGAAGGAGGAGGAGATGAACCCAGCTTCGACAAGCAGACTCAGTTCTCAAGGAAGTGGGGTTGGTATGGCGCAATCAATACGATTGCTGGAGGTGATCTCACAAAGTTTGATGAAGTAACAGAGCTACCAGCTCGTACCTGTCTCACCTTCCTAGAGTTCCAACTCGACAAGGCAGAAGTTGAAAAATCTTTGATGAACACAAAATCTTATTAGGTTATTAAAAAATCTCTGTTTATATTTGACTAAATCAAAACATTAGAGAGATGAACTTATATCAACAAATGACTCCTGCACACAGGGAGAAAGTAGACAAGGAGGTAGAGAAGTACCCTAGCACAGGGAAGCTGATTATGTACTCACTAGAACACAACAGCTCCGTACTGGGTATGACTATCAGAGAGGCGATGGATGTGCATAGCATCTTCCACCCCTTCGAGCCGTTCAGCGTACACAACCTATTTAAATTATTTGCGTGATGGACTACTTGGATTGGGAACTAGCGGTGTACCAAGACTACGAGGAGAGACAATGCGGAGTCTGTGGTGAGTATGTAGATGAGGAATGGGCTTGTGGTTGCTGTGAAACCTGCAAGTGTTCCGAGTGCGAATGCGAAGAAGAAGAAATACATTTAGGCATCTAGTGGTGGTTCGCTAGATTGGTTTGGTTGAGAGAGGGCTTCGGCTCTCTCTTTTTTTTATCCTTATTTTAGCAAATAGGGTTTTTTAATTGTATGAAGAAAGGATACTACCAAATAACAGAGGCTATCAAATCAGCAGTTGAAGCCAATGACCACATCAATCAAGTGAGCTGGGGCAACATCTTTGACATCGACTTCCGTAAGATGGATATGTACCCTCTTGCTCATATCATTACAGGCAACGCTACGCTAAACGAGAGAACCATCTCCTACGAGTTCGACTTGCTAGTGATGGATATAGTAGACTACTCTAAGGATGCGAAGGACTTGTATCAGGGAGGAATGATGAAGCAAGACATCTACCACAGAACACTTGCTACGATCTCAGAGGTACTGGCTACCTTCCGTAGAGGTAACGAATACGATGCCTACTTCCGTTTGGCAAACGATCCAGTAGCAGAACCCTTTGATGAGGACTATGAGGCTAACATCTGTGGCTGGAAGGCTACGCTAGTGATTGAGGCTATCAATCCAAATAACATCTGTTAGTGGAGAACAGAAACCGAAATACACAACTCGCTCTAGACAAGTTCGGGAAGTATCTGGTAACGGAATCCAGAAAGAACCTAACACGCCTAAAGAAGAACAACACTAAGAAGCTCTACGACTCGCTACGCTACGATGTTAAGGTGATGGAGAACTCTATGAGCTTCGACTTCTTTATGGAGGAATATGGTGAGTGGGTAGACAAGGGTAGAAAGAAGGGCAAGAACCCTCCGCAGTCTGCTATCCTTAAATGGGTAGAACAGCGCAGGATTCAGTTCCGAGATAACAGAGGTAGGTTCAAGACCTACGATAGTACGGCTTGGGCTATCACCAAAAGCATAGGCAAGAGAGGGATACCAGCGAGTAACTTCTACTCACGCCCCTTCAGCTTAGGATATGACAAGCTCCCTGATGAGGTAGCACTAGCATACGCTCTAGATGTACAAGACTTCCTAGAGTTCAGCATAAACGAATTAAACAAGAAGTACAAAAATGGCGGTAATTAGTCCAACAGGATTACTAGGGGCAAGGTCTCCGATATACATAAGCTGGGATGGTAGTGGTACTGCTGAGGTAGAGAGCTTCACATTGGAGGTCTACGCTTGGACAGGAGACAAGGACACACGCCCTGCATCACCTATCTATACGATTGCAAGGACATCAGGATTTGTAGACATCTACCCTACGGCTAACATCGCACCCCTATTGCGTGATCAGTTTCAAGCATTGATAGGTAAGTGGACTCAGACTTTGCCTGTGGACTATTCACCTAATTCCTTCTTCTGGGTAGAGGTAGACTATGACATCGACTACAATAACGGAGGGGGTACGCTGAACAGCACAGGTACGACAGAGAGGTTTATGGTAAGCAACGCTTACTCTACACTCTTAGAGGGTACGAATGCTACTATCACAGAGAACATCTTATGGAATAACGATAGAAGATACCTACACGAGAACGATACGCAGATGCTCCCTGTGTTCTTAGGTGCTGATCCTCTAACAGGACTTGATATAGTCTACGGATATGAGGACAGAGTAATAGCAGATGGTGGTATCATCGAGAGCCTACAATGTGCGAACATAGGGCTACGCTACTTGAAGATTCTTAACGATGATGGTACTAGCTATCAGTTTGAAGTTACAGAGGCGTTTATGGGTGGAGACCTAGCACAGGATAGAGTCATCCTATTCCCAATAGGTATCGCTAACTTGACCAATAGAAAGGTATCGGCTGGTCTATCAGGAACTGCACCTTACAACACAGAATACTACGATGCACAGCTGATGAACGGCTTTGGGGAGGTGATAGATGAGAGAAGAATCTACAACATCTGTGAGCCTAAGTACACGCCATTGCAGATCTTCTTTGTGAACAAGCTAGGAGCGTGGGATAGCATCACCTTCTTCAAGAAGCAGACAGAGAATGTGAGCATCACGAAAGAGAGCTACAAGCCATCGCTAGGCTCATCAGGATCTAGTGGCTTCACCTTCGGTTCAGCTGCTGCTACAAAACAGAACTACAACTACACTAAGGATAACAGAGTTACCTTAAATACGGGCTTCGTAGATGAGGCATTTGGTGATGTAGTAGAGGAGATGCTAATGAGCGAGACTATATATATGGTCATCAATAGAATCACCAATAGAAGCGGCAGCACCTACGAGATAGGTCAATCGTACCGCTGGGTGAATGTAGTTACTACGAACATAACCAAGCAGAAGCACATTAACGACAAGACTATTAACTACACTCTAGACATCGAGTACAATGACCTAGAGCAGAACTTGGTAGTATGATAGAGATATACATAGGTAGCGAACGCCTTGACTTGTTCAAGGATGAGGATGTCAATATCAAGCTGAGTGTCCAAAACATCAAGGACATCAGTAAGCTATTTGCAGACTACACTCAAAACTTTAGCGTACCAGCATCGAGAACGAATAACGCTGTATTCAAGCACTACTACAATGCTGACATATCAGGAGGCTTTGATGCCTCTCTAAGAAAGTCTGCTACTATCCTATTGGATAAAGAGCCGTTTAGAGAAGGGAGCATAGAGCTGTTATCTGTGAACCTCAAGAATGGGATAGCGAGTAGCTACGAGATAGTGTTCTTCTCAGCAGGGGTAAACTTAAAGGACTTGTTCGGTGAGGATGAGCTTACTGACCTCGACCTATCAGCATATGATCACAACTACACAGGAGCGAATGTACGCACAGGAGCAGAGGCAGGACTCAGTAGTGGGAATATCATCTACCCTCTCATCTCTCCGAAGGAGGCGTGGTTTTACGACAGCAGTAGTGCTAGTCATCAAGATAATGATATAGCCTACCACACGACGAATGATGATCACGGAGTTCATTACTACTCTCTTAAACCAGCCATCAAACTAGCAGCACTTGTTGATGCGATAGAAGCCAAGTATGGTATCACCTTCAACAGCACCTTCTTTGCCTCTAGCAAGTTCACCAACCTCTATATGTGGTGTCATCGTAGAGAGGGGTATATGTTCAAGGATCAGGATAACGGCTGGAATCCTAGTAATGTTAGATGGTTTGATTACCATACAGGTTCTGGGGCATTAGCAGTAGATGGTGCAGGATGGAAGGTAGGAGCAGGTACACTCAATGTAGACCTTACCTATGATGTAACGCTAACAGGTGGAGATGCTGCGGTGTATGTCTATGTGAATGGAGTACAGGCAGCTGTGCGTAACTACACCACATCCGTATCTGGTGAACTTATCCCCTTGAATGGCTTGAAGCTAAACGATAGTGTCATTATCAAGTATGGACCAGCACAAGGTTCAGCAGGTGCATCCTTCAACTTGTATCTTACCAATGTGGAGTTCTTTAGAACGACCTTTCCTACTGCGGTGGTAGGTACGGCTAGTACAGGGGGTACTGCCTTGATTTTTGATAACGATGTTATCATAGCAGACCAGATGCCTGAGCAGAAGGTTAGTGAGTTCATCACAGGGCTTGTTAAGATGTTCAACCTTACTATTGAGTCTACGAGTGCTACGCAGTTCACTATCGAGCCTCTAGATGATTGGTATGCCGCAGGATCAACATACGACATCACAGATTACACAGACATCTCTAGCCATCAAGTGCGTAAGCCAGAGCTATACAGAAGGCTCAAGCTAGAGCATCAGTTGGCTGATAGTATCGCTATGCGACAGCATAGACTACAAAACGGAGGGGTAGGATATGGAGACCTAAGAGCCGACTTCACCTTCGATGGAGGAGAGCTTACCAACCAGACTAGCTTTGAGCTACTACGCTTTGACAAGCTAGTAGATGCTAACACAGGAAATAGCGTAGACTTCCTAGTAGGCAAGTCCATAGACAAAGACCTAGAGCCGTATATCGGTGCGCCTATCATCTTCTACTCTAACGGCATCCTAGACATTAGCAGTACGCCTATCGGCTTCCTAGATGAGACAGGGCTAACACCTAGCCCAGCAGATCCTATGAACGATTGTATGTTCATCGCCAATGTAGATAACCAAGTAGCGGATAATGTAACACAGATGCTCACCTTCGGGCTAGAGATAGATCCGTACCACGAACAGGCGTTCAATGAAACGCTTTACGGAGAGTTTTGGGAGGACTATATCACAGACCTATACTCATCAAGCAGGAGGGTATATAGCTACAAGGCTATCCTTCCTATGAGTACCATCTACCGATTGAAGATGAATGATAAGTTGGTGATTGCTGGTAAGCGGTATATCATTAACGAGGTGAACTTGAACCTCAGAACGAGGGAAGCAAGACTCGAACTTCTAAACGATGTATAATGGACTTGGGTTTTATAATTGAGCAACTTCCATACGCAGACCACCTCACAGAGGAGGTACAGATAGCAAAGGGAAAGCACAAGATGGTAACAACTTGGAAGGAAGCTAAAGAGCAAATCAAATGGCTGAGCAAAGGGAAATAGAAATCAATGTAAAGACTGGTCAAGCTACTAAGAATGTAGACAAGCTGACTGATGCTATTGAAGGCACTAACAAGGAAGCTAAGAAAACCAATCAGACAATGTCTGACCTTGAAGGCGCAGCCGATAAATTTACAGGTGGTTTTATCACAGGTCTTAAGAAAGGTACAGATGCCTTGAAAGGCATTGGTAAGGGTATTGTTGATGGTATAAAAAATCTTAAGACATTTAGAATACGGAGTGTCGCTACATTCAAGACTCTTAAAGTAGCTATTGCTTCTACTGGTATTGGATTATTGGTACTTGCTCTTGGTTCTCTAGTAACCTACTTCACGCAAAGTCAGAAAGGTGCAGATAAACTTAAAGTAGCATTTGCAGCAATCGGCAGTACCATCAGCGTTCTTGTTGATAGGCTATCTACTTTTGGTGGTGGTCTATTGAAGATACTATCTGGAGACTTCAGCGAAGGAGTGGATATGCTCAAGGGTTCATTCAAAGGATTAGGTGAGGAGATACGAGCAGAGTCAGCAGCTGCCGTACAACTAGAAAAAGACTTCCAAGCCTTACAGGATCGCGAGATACAAATGATAGAGACTAGAGCAAAGAGACTTGCTGACATCGAAGCATTTAAATTAATTGCGGCAGATGAAACTAAAAGTCTACAACAAAGGGCAGCAGTCTTGAAGGAGGCTATGGACTTAGAGAAGCAACTAGCAGATGAGGAAATAGCCATCGCAGAGGAGAGAGCAAGAATCCTCAAAGAGCAGAACGCACTAGGAGAATCTACTAGAGAGGATCTACAAGCAGAAGCGGAAGCGAATGCTCGTGTGATTGAACTACAAGCACAGCGTGATACACGCCTCAAGGAATTGGTAGCTACCTACAACACCTTAAACAAACAAGTACGAGATGCAGCTCAAGCCATTCGTGATGAGGAGAGTGCTATCATAGAGCTAAACACCAAAGCAGTAGACAGCAAGAAACTAGCCGTAGACAATGAGTTGCAGATGCACCAGATGCTCCGCAACAATATGGCAGCAATAGACCAGCAGTATGCGAGTGTCAGAGAGAAGATAGAAGCGGACTCTGCTAAGAAAACTAGAGACCAGAAGTTAGCAGAACTAGAGATAGTTGCTGGTGCTTTGAATGGTCTAGGTCAGTTAGCAGGAGAGAGTGCCGCAGCAGGTAAAGCCATCAGCGCAGCAGAGGCTATTATCAACACTTATACAGGGGCTACTAAAGCCCTAGCACAAGGGGGTATCTTCGGTGCGGTAGCAGCAGCAGGTGTAGTAGCTAGTGGTATCGCTAGTGTGAGACAGATCTACGCTACTGACATTCCTAGCACAAGTACCTCAAGCGTAAGCGTAGGAGGCAGACAAGTAGGAGGTGGTGGTGGAGCTACATACAGCCGCCCTACGGCAAATATCCCTAGACCGCAAGGTTTGAACGCTAACATCGGCTTTGATACATCAGGAGCTAACTTAGGCAACCAGATAGCACAGAGCCTACAAGGGCAACCTATGAGAGCGTATGTGGTAAACCAAGACATTCAGTCTACGCAGAAGCTAGATAGAAAGATAGAAGAAACAGCAACATTCGGATAATATGAAGTTTTTTGAGTTAGTCTTAGATGAGGAGAAACTCCTACACGGCATAGATGCTATCAGCATCGTAGAACACCCAGCCATAGAGGAGGACTTTATCACCTTAAGCAAACAGCAGAGAGTAGAGTTCAAAGAGGTGGACAAGGAGAAGCGTATCCTTATGGGCGCAGCTATGATCCCTGACAAGCCTATCTATCGAGTAGATGGTGATGAGGAATACTATGTATTCTTCACTAAGGAGACTATCCGCAGAGCATCGGAGTTGTACCTTATGAACGGAAAGCAGAACAACGCTACCTACGAACACGAAGTGAAGCTAGAGGGCTTGTCGCTTGTTGAGAGCTGGATCATTGAGGATTCAGAGAAGGACAAGTCTAGAGCCTATGGCTTAGAGCATCCAGTAGGTACTTGGATGGTGAGTATGAAGGTCAATAACGATGAAATATGGGAAGGCTATGTCAAAGAAGGTAAGGTCAAAGGGTTCAGCATCGAGGGATGGTTTATGCAGCGAGAGTCGGCTATTGAAGTCAATACAGAGCTATCAGCAATCGAATCAGCAGAAGCAGAACACCTCCTATCACTTTATCTATTGGGACTAGCCAAAGGCGTAATAAAGAACGACAAGAGATACAAGAATGGTAAGAAGCTCGAATTGGAATCATACCGAGACTATCCTGATTCAGTATCTAACAATGCAAAGCGAGGCATCGAGCTTAACGAGAAGCAAGGCAACAAGTGCGCTACTCAAGTGGGTAAGATACGAGCGCAACAACTAGCCCAGAAGCAACCAGTATCAGTTGATACTATCAAGCGTATGTACAGCTACCTAAGTAGAGCGCAGGAGTATTACGATGAAGGGGATACCACATCTTGTGGTTATATCTCTTATTTGCTGTGGGGTGGTTTATCTGCTAAGAGATGGGCGGAGAGCAAGTTGAAGGAACTAGATCAGCTTTAGAAAATAACCCAAAATCATAATAAATAGTTGTTTAATTAACAAAGTTCAAGAAAATGAATCTACAAGAAGTATTCAAGAAGATTGAAATGGCTCTCACTCCTAGTGAAGAAGCTACTCCTGAAGTACAGGAAGAAGTAAAAGTTGAGATGGCGAATATGCGCCTAGCAAATGGTGTCCTATTGGAAGCCGAGTCTTTCGAGGCTGGTCAAAATGTTTTCCTCGTAGGGGAAGATGAGGAGAAGGTAGCAGCACCTGTTGGCGAACACGAACTAGAAGATGGTCGTGTATTGGTTATCGTAGAAGAAGGTGTTATCGCTGAGATTCGTGAGGCAGGAGCTGAAGCGCAAGAAGAAGTAGAGGTAGAGCAATCTGCTGAAGAAGAAGTTGTCGAGCAAGAGATGGCTGAGGAAGAAGTAGAGATGAACTATGTAACCAAAGAGGAGTTTGAGTCTGCTATCGGTGAGATCAAAGAGATGATCGCTGGTATGATGCCTCAAGAAGAAATGAGCGTAGAAGAAAAAGTAGAGATGAGCATTGATGAAGCTCCTGCTGCTAAGAAGGTCGCTGCTGCTCCTGTTGAAAAGAAAGCCGAGTTTAACCGCTTGGAAAAGAAAGCACCTCAAAGCACTTTGGGGCGTGTATTTAGTAAATTATCCTAATTTTAATAAAGAAGAAAAATGGCTACAACCACTTCCGTAACGACCACCTATGCAGGTCAGTATGCAGGAAAATTTGTTTCTGCTGCATTGTTGAGTGCCGACACTATTGAAGGTGGCGGTGTTACTATCAAACCTAATGTGAAATTCAAGGAAGTCCTAAAGACTATCAACCTTGATGCTATCACTAAGGACGCTACTTGTGATTTCTCTGACACTTCAACATTGACTCTCGCAGAGAGCGTATTGGAGGTTAAGCAACTACAAGTGAACCTAGAATTGTGTAAGTCAGACTTTGAAGATGACTGGATGGCGATTGAGATGGGCTACTCTGCCTTCGATAGCTTACCTGCTTCATTCGCTGATTACTTGATCGGATATGTTGCTTCTAAAGTAGCAGCTAAGAACGAATCAAACATCTGGCAAGGAAGCTCTGCTTCTGTTGGTGAGTTCGATGGCTTCACTACTTTGGCTGCTGCTAACGCTGATGTAATTGATGTAGTAGGTACTACTATCACAGCTGCGAATGTTATCACAGAGTTGGGTAAGGTAGTAGATGCTATCCCTGCTGCATTGTACGGCAAAGAGGATCTATACATCTATGTATCTCAGCACATCGCTCGTTCTTATGTTCGTGCTTTGGGTGGCTTCGGTGCTAACGGCTTGGGCGGAAATGGTGTGAACAATGCTGGTACTACTTGGTACAACGGAGGCGATTTGGCTTTCGATGGTGTTAAGTTGTTCGTAGCTTCTGGTTTGCCGACAAACGATATGATCGCTGCTCAGAAGTCTAACTTGTTCTTCGGTACTTCATTGTTGGCGGACTGGCAAGAAGTAAAATTGCTTGACATGAGCGATTTGGACGGCAGCAAAAATGTACGCGTGATTATGCGTATGGCTGCTGGTTGTCAAATCGGTATCGGTGCAGATGTAGTTTACTACACCTAATCAGTAGGTAGATAATAACCATAGAAGGGTAGGTGGGTTCAATCTGCCTACCCTTTTTTAATACATAGAAACAAATGGCTTGTACATTAACAAAAGGAAGAAACGAACCCTGTAAGGATGTAGTAGGTGGTATCACGGCTGTCTACTTTGCAGACTTCGATACGCTAGGTGCAATCACCTACGATATTACAGATACAGATGTTATCGACTCGTTCGGAGGAACTCCTAGTTGGTTTAAGTTTGAAGTAAAGGGTAACTCTAGCTTTGAACAAGCAGTAAACTCTAGCCGTGAGAATGGTACTACCTTCTTCGAGCAGACTTTGAACTTGACCTTCAAGAAACTCTCTAAGCAGACTCACAATGAGCTAAAGCTACTCGCTTACGCTAGACCTCATGTGATTGTAGAAGATAACAACGGAAACAAGTTCTTGATGGGCTTGGAGTATGGTGCTGAGGTAAGCGGTGGCTCTATCGCTACTGGTGCTGCAATGGGTGATCTATCAGGATACACTTTGACCTTCACAGCTCAGGAGAAGATCCCTGCGAACTTCGTAGATGCAACTATCACAGCTGATGCTTCAGTTATCAATGACATCTAATAGTTGGATAGACTAGAATCAAGAAAGCCCCTCCGAAAGGAAGGGCTTTTCTTTTTGGTAGCATCGCTACCTAGAGAGATGAGTGGTGCAAATATACCACATATATCTTTTTGGGTTTTATAATTAGATGATTATTGTAGAAGAAAATACAACGGCAACTATCAAGATGTACCTCCGAGACTTTACTACGGAGAGCTTCGAGATGGAGATAGTATCAGAAAATCAAAGAAAGGTAGCAGTAGATACTGCAATCTCTGGTACTTGGGATGACTTTAGAAAGGTGCTTACCTTTACCTATGATGTCTCTGCGCTGTCATGCGAGAGCTTCTATGTGGTTAAGATATGGGAGGCTGCAAAGGTGAAACTACTTTCTCAGGATCGTATGTATATTATACCATCAGGATCTGATGTAGCTACCTACCAACCAAAACTAGCGACCACAGAGAAAACAATGGATAACGAGTTTAAGATTTATGGCGAATAACATCAACTTCGTACAGCTGTCAAGCTATACCTCACCACGCATCACAGAGAACAGCCGACTAGGTTGGGTAGAGTATGGTGATGACAACAACTACTTCCAGTATCTTATTGACCGCTACAACGGCTCACCGACTAACAACGCAGTAGTCTCTGGAGTTATTGATATGATCTTCGGTAGAGGGTTGGATGCTACGGACTCAGCACAGAACACAGAGGGCTATATACAGCTCCGTAAGCTCATCAAGGATAGCGAACTCAAGAAGGTCATCAATGACTACTACTTGCTAGGGAACGGAGCGTTCCAAGTCATCTACAACAGAGACAAGAGCAAGATTGTTGAGGTGTACCATATGCCTGTCGAGTGCCTACGAGCTGAGAAGTGTAACGAGGAAGGTGAGATTGAAGCCTACTACTATGCCTACGATTGGGCAGAGGTAAAGTCTAAAAAGAAAGCGGAGCGTATTCCTGCCTTCGGTTATGGTGCAGCAGAGGAGAAGGTAGAGATACTATACTTCCGCCCTTACCGATCAGGAAGCTACTACTACTCACCAGTAGACTATCAGGGAGCGTTACCATACGCAGAACTCGAAGGAGAGGTAGCAAACTATCACATCAACAATATCAAGAACGGACTAGCCCCTTCAATGATTGTGAACTTCAACAACGGAGTACCACCAGAGGAGGAGCGTGATATTATTGAATCACAGATAAAGCAGAAGTGGAGTGGCTCTAGCAATGCTGGTAAGTTCATCCTAGCGTTTAACGATGACTCTAATAGCGCAGCGACTATTGAGCCTGTGCAGTTGTCAGATGCTCACAATCAGTATGAGTTCCTATCTAGAGAATGTCAGCAGAAGGTATTGGTAGGTCATAGAATCACTAGCCCTATGTTGTTCGGTGTTAAAGACCAAACAGGACTAGGCAACAATGCAGATGAGATTAAGACAGCGTTCCAGCTGTTCGATAACAGCGTGATCAAGCCAAAGCAGGAGCAAGTCATATCAGCACTTGACCAGATCCTAGCCTTTAATAACATTGCCCTAGACTTGTACTTCAAGACTCTTACTCCTATCGAGTTCACAGACTTGGAGAATGCAAAGACTACGGAGGTCATTGAGCAGGAGACAGGAATTAAGATGAGTGCTTGTTCTATGGATATGCCGAAGGAATACGATGAGGCTATTGATGACCTTATCGCTTTAGGCGAAGATGTAGACTTAGAGGCTTGGGAATTGGTAGATGAGCGTGATGTAGACTACGACCAAGAGGAGGCACTAGATAAGATGATAGGCTTTGCCTCGACAGGTACTGCTAGACCTAACGCTAACAGCGAACAAGATGGAGAGAATGCAGAGGGTACGCTATTCCTAGTGCGCTATAAGTACGATGGTAGCAAGTCTCCACAGCGTGAGTTCTGTCGCAAGATGATGACAGCCAACAAGGTCTACCGCAAGGAGGACATCATACAGATGGATAACCAAGCGGTGAACGCAGGATTCGGAGTGAATGGTGCTAGTACCTACTCTATCTGGTTGTACAAGGGCGGAGCGAGATGTAAGCACAAGTGGGTACGCCAAACCTATATGAGTAGAGGCGGAGTAAGACCTGATGTTAAGAGTCCAAATGCTGAGACCATCAGCACTACAAAAGCACGAAGCAAGGGGTTTAGACCAGAGGCTAACGATCCGAAGGTAGGCATCACTCCTAGCAATATGAGAAACAAGGGTTTTGTAAACCCTCCATCTAGTAAGGACATTCAAGGAGGATTATAATGGCGCAGGTACTATTTGTCAGCCCAGCTGATGTTATAAAGAGAACAGGGATAAACGGCAATGTCGATAGAGACCAGATGATTCAGTTCATTAAGATTGCCCAAGACATCCATATCCAAAACATTCTAGGTACGAACCTATTTGAGAAGATTGCGACTGACATAGCAGCAGACAGCCTCTCAGGGAACTACCTAACGCTTTTCACGAACTATATCCAAGATATGGTCATTCACTACTCAGCTATCGAGATACTGCCTTACATCCACTATAAGGTAGCTAACGGAGGTATCTATGTGAAGGGAGCAGAGAATGGTGAGAGCGTAACCAAGCAGGATCTGGACTACCTCGTACAAAAGGAGCGAGACATCGCAGAGCATTACTCTCGTAGGTTCATTGATCATATGGCTTTTTACAGCAGCTTATACCCTGAGTACAACAATAGCAGTAACGATGATATGTACCCTAGTAAGAATCAAAACTTTAATGGTTGGGTGCTGTAACCAAAGTCAAGAATATGGGTTTTATAATTAAGAAGATCTACAAACCAAAGGAAACGAACATCAAGAAGCTAAAGCTGTACTTGAGTAAACAGAGCAAGAAATGAGTAATTGGGGAAAGATATACTGCGAGACTTATTGGGGTAAGACCTCAAGGACTACAATCTCAATACAGAATGAGGCTGCTATTGCTTGTTTTGCACCTGCGAAGGATTATGTAGCGCAGTTCACTACGAGAGTAGAAGGAGATGGTGGACAAGTAGAGGGATGTGCCGTTAAGGGCTTACAAGGTCTTGGTATGTTGAATTACTATGATGTATTCGCCTCTTACTCGGACAGAATGGTAGAAGATGGTGCAGTTGTAGAGGGCTGCTTAACAGATAAATTATTTGAATTAAATTAAGATATGGCTACAACTTACGACAAAGCCTCGCTGGTAATGTTACCTAGCGGATACAAGGATGATAAACTATATAGTGTCAAGCCTACCGATGGTAGTGGTGATTTCACTTTCTCAAGAGATGGTGCTGGAGCGAGTCCAGCGACTCGTGTGAATGCGAGTGGGCTTATTGAGAAGGGTAGAGAGAATATCCTATTGCAGAGCAACACATTTAATACTACTTGGACACAATCGGATATAGCAACTTTAACGAGCGGACAAAGCGGTTACGATGGTACAAGCGATGCTTGGTTAGTTGAAAAATCCGCCTCTGCTAATGGTTATTTGAGACAAAATATATCTTCAAGCGGTGTTCACACTTTTAGTCTTTACGCAAAATCTGATACCCTTGATGGTGTTTTAATTCAAACAAGGGGCGTGTCAACCAAATCCGCGCAATTTGATTTATCAACGGGTATTCTTGGTACTACGGCAAATAACATAGATGCTAAAATTGAAGATATAGGAGGCGGTTGGTATCGTTGTTCTGTGTCGGTAAATGATAGCGCAATTACCCAAGTTAGGGTTTTTATTTGCGATGATGGTAATACTATTGGTACAACGGCGGGTTCTATCTACATCCAAGATGCACAATTGGAAAGCGGTTTAGTAGCAACCGATGTAATTGAGACCACCACCGCCCCAGTATCTGCTGGATTGTTGGGAGATATGCCGAGATTAGACTATTCTGGCGGTGCGACTTGTCCGAGTTTGTTGCTTGAGCCGAGTAGGGTGAATAGCGCAGTATATAGTGAGCATCTTGGCGCTTGGAACTTAGGGAATTGTACCATCACCGCAAACGCTACAACATCACCAGACGGCACTCAAAATGCTGGTAAGATTGTAGGCAGTGTTGGTACAAGTGATAAGTTTATTCGTGTTTTTCCAACTTATGCCGCAGAATCAAATGCGTTTAGCTTTTACGCAAAAGCGGGTGAAGCTACTTGGGCGCAAATAATCATCTATGACGGCTCAAACAAATTCGGGTACTTTAATCTATCTACTGGAGCGCTTGGTACGCAGAACGCGGCCTTCACTTCATCAATGACCGATGTTGGAAATGGGTGGTATAGAATCAAAGTTATCTATACATCCGCTGCCTTTAGTGGGCAATGGAAAATAATGCTTTCCGATGGAGACGGCCAAGTAAACTTTACGGGTAACGGAACCGATGGTCTTTATGTTTGGGGCGCCCAGCTTGAGCAAGGTGCATCTTATCCCACCAGCTACATCCCTACCTATGGTTCGGCGAGTACGAGGGCGCAAGATATATCAAGCGCATCGGGACTTGGTGATGCAATAAATTCTTCCGAAGGTGTTTTATATGCTGAATTGAAATGGACTGAAATAGCCACATTGATTTATTTTTCTTTAAGTGATGGAAGTAACAACAACAGAGTTGTAATATATCGTACTGCTACAAATAATGTTCGTATGTTGGTTCAAGTCGGTGGAGTTTCACAAGCATCATTTATTGTTACTGAAGACACAAATGAATATGTAAAGATTGCGGCTAAATACAAAGCAAACGATTTTGCAATTTGGGTGAATGGAACAGAGCGCAACACCGACACAAGTGGTTCAACATTTAGTGCAAACACATTAAATAAAATAGGTTTTGATGCTGGTTTGACTGGTGGTTTTGGTGGTTCTGTAAAGCAAGTTATTGTTTTCCCTACCGCATTAACCGACGCCGAATTAGCCGCCTTAACAACACTATAAGATGAACAAAGTATTTAGAAAATACCGCTTTGGTAGTAAAGGAGCGGCAACGACAAAAATCAATGCTTTAGGCGTTGATGAAGAAGGAAACGCAACACACCCTCACCTCATCGTAGAATTAGGACACGAGGTAACAACCCCAGCAACCTACGATGAAGAAGGGGAACTACTCACGGAAGCCGTATATGGTGATGCGTATTTAGTAGATGTCCTTTGGGATGGTGAGGCTGATGCGTCGTGGAATAACCAAGTAGTATGGTGTGCGCCTTTCGGTCTGCTCGTAATGGGTGCAAGTGAGGTGCGTAGAGAATGGCTTGAGGCTTGTAAGGTGGCGAGACCAGAGTTGTTTCCAGAACCTACTTTAGATGAACTATAATAACAAAAACTATATCCCCTCTCGCACCTCCCCAAAAGGAGGTCGCAGAGGTTGTTTGTGTTGGGAGACCTCAACCTACTCTATAGAGTGTTGTGATGGATCTGTCCGAGCGCAAGGCGTAGGTAGTGTGTATTTAGATGAGGCTGAGTAAGAATCTAACATTGGCTGAGGTAACGAAGTCAGCAACGGCTAAACGAAAAGGAATCTCCAATGAACCGACTATCGAGCATTTGGAGAATCTCAAAGCTCTTGCTGAGAATATCTTTCAGCCTTTGCGTGATTATTTTGGAGTCCCTATTACGGTTAGTTCTGGCTATCGCTCTGTTGAGCTTAACAAAGCTATTGGTGGTAGCAGTACCTCTCAACATTGTAAGGGGGAAGCGATAGACATAGATGTATATGGAAACCTTACGAATGCTGATGTATTCAGTTATCTTAAAGACCACACCGACTTTGACCAACTCATATGGGAGTACGGTGACGAAAAGCAACCCGATTGGGTGCATTGTTCGTACACACGAGGCAAGAACAGAGGACAAGTGCTAAGAGCAGTCCGCAAAAACGGAAAGACACGATATGAAATTTACTGAGATATTTAAGGATAGCAACGACTGGAACGAGAAGACGATTATCGGCTTTATGTCGTTTGCAGTAATGGTAGCAGTAATGGTTGCCGATGTAGTAACGGGATGGGTAGGCAAGGACTTGCCCGTAAACGATTTCATCTACAACTCATTTGTGTTTGTAACATTGGGCAGCTTCGGTATTGCTGGCCTTGAAAAATTTGCCCAAAAATGATAAATAGCACCGACATCAAAGTAATACTACTGAACGCAAGTACATTCGTTTTGTCTTTCGCTCAAATAGAAATGGTATTGAAGATTGCCTTGTTAGCAATCTCTATTGGTTACACCGCACAGAAGTGGTATCTAATGCACAAGAGCAATGCCGAAAGTAAGTGAGAATACCGAAATCACATTAGACCTTAAGACCATTGTTATTATAGTTACCTTTTTGGGAACTATTATTGGGATGTGGTTTACCTTGCAGAAGGACATAGAGATGGCAAAGGAACTGCCAGAGCCTAACATCTCTCGTACCGAGTACGACCTCAAAGACCAAATGGTAAGAGATGCGATTATGAGAACCCAAGAGCAAGTTGAGGAGATAGGCAAGGATGTTAAAGTAATAGATGAGCGACTCTACGAAATCCAAAACCGATGAGAACATTATTTGTAGCCTTGCTTCTATCGTTCAATGCGTATTCGCAGAACGCTTTGGTGCATATCAATGCTGAGTTCAACAAGAGCAATGATTGGTATGGTTTAGAAGCCGTTGAGGGCGTTAAGGTATACAATGGGTACTTGGAGTCCAACGATGGTATCAAAGAGCGTTACAACATTACTAAAGTGCCTACACTTATCTTATACAAGGATGGGGTGGAAGTGTACAGATGGGAAGGTGCGTTGGATTTAAAAATCCACGCCAAGTTAAATGAAGTACAAGACAAGATAGATGAATGATACTGATTTCGGCTTTGCCGATGGCTTTGAAGACTTTATTGATGAATTAGAGAACAAGGAGCAACCTACTTGTAATCTTGAAAACCCAGAGGAATGCGAGGCTTGTGGATCGTAGGCGTAGTGTTCCTACTCCAATCGTGTGGTGCGAAGTATCACCTAAGCCGTGCGATTGCCAAAGACCCCGAAATTCTAAAGTCGGTTGCGGTAAAGGTGGACACGACCATTATAACCGAAAATAAGACGATTAGAGACACTTTGGTGCTTGAACGACACGATACCATTACTATTGAGAGAAATGCCGTTAGAGTGCAGATAAAGCGCATTAACGATACTATCGTAGTAGATGCCGAGTGTCTGCCAGACACGATACGCATCCAAAAGGTCGTAGAAGTCCCTCAAGTGGTGTATAAGGAGGATAAGGGCAACCGTTGGTTGTTCCCTCTTGTAGCATTTGTTATTGGGATTATAATGGCTATTAAGATTGTTAAGTAGTCGTTGATAACACATTGTGTTTTAGTTTGGTGGGGTAACCCACCTTTCTTTTTTTATATCTATATATATAAATAGATATAGTATTTAGTATATATAGAGTTATATATAGAGACCTATAGGTCTCTTATCTTATATATATAAATATATAGAGAGAGGCATCCGCCTCTTTTTTTTCTTCTCTTTGTTGTATGTTAAGATTTTTGTTTACATTCGTATTAAATCAAAACAACTATGAAGAAGTATTTTATCATTGACAACTTAGGGATAAGACACGGCATTGTAAATGCCAACTCCGATGTTGAAGCCCTTAACATCTACCTAAAGGATATGCCTCAGTACACAGAGTGCTATGTGATAGCAGTAAGAGATGAGGAACTACCTTTACTAATCCAAAACCTTAACAACTATGTCAGTTAAAGACCAGTACATTGATCTATGTGAGGCTCGTGTAGAGGCTCTACTCAACGAGATTAGATTGCATAATGAGTACCTCATTAGACAAGCAAACCTTAACGGACTTTCTGCTCAAGCAGCATTAGATTTGTTTAAAGCGTTCAAAGACGATGAAACCAAAATATAATATCTCCGAATACCCAGAAGAATATGAAATCAACGAAATCACCTTACGAGACCACTTTTACCTCCACTTCGGATTCTATGACGATAGGAGACTACAATACAGAGGGAACTCCTCCCAACTCGCCAAATACCACCAAACGGAAGTTGACACCAAGTTACTATTTAGGTAAGTTCAAGCAGATAGAAGCCTTTGATGTGTGTATGGACTTTCAAAGAGATAATTACAACTTGGGTGTGGCTATCGCATACCTGTTAAGAGCAGGTAAGAAAGAAGGTAACCCTATGGAACAAGACATCCAAAAGGCTATTGACCATTTAGAAAAAGAATTAGAATACTTGGCATATGACGAATACCGTAGAACTTCTGCTGAAATTGCCGAAAACTATAAGTCTAAATAGTTTGTATGCAGGTAAACATTGGACATATCGTAAAAAAATTAAAGATGGCTATAAAGAAATCGTTGAGGCTGCGTTGGCTGATTATGACCACTATAGTGCAAAGAGCTGCACTATCTATATTAGGTACAATACTCGTGCCGATGTGGACAATAATGTACTTGTTTCAAAGTTTGTTGCTGATACTCTCGTTGCTAATGGATGGATTCCAGACGATAGTCCTAAATACTACCACAAACTTACTATCGTATTTGACCCAACAGTTGAAAAGAATTATTGCGAGGTTAGGGTTACCCTCGTAGATTGTGTGTTAACGAATGCGGGGGCTTAACCCACCCCCATTTTTACACCTATGGAA